ATGTATCGCACCTCTTCTGTAAGCGTCTTAAAACGTAACCTCGTAACGCTGAGGGGTATTACATATTACTACGTGTTACTATATATTACTAGAGTGTTCCACGTGGAAGCTAGAATTATAATATTCTACTTGACAAAAAATTTCAATATAAATATAATAAAGTTAATCTTGTTTTTGTATTTTTATTGACTAAAATTAGCCTAAGAAGAGATACGCCAATATCTCTTCTTATTTTTTATGAAGTCAAAAACATCCTAATAACATCTCCTGAATACTTTTTAATTTTTTGATTCTCAAAGTAAACAAGGCCTAACTTATAATTTTCTATTAAAAATTTCCATTGTCTATTCTTTGAAGCTGACTTAATAAGAAGCGTGTTAGGTTTAAAATCTTGAGTAGTAACTGCATAGATATAAGGACTTGATTTTTCATAATCAGAAGAAATATAAATTTTACCTTCTTTAAAGTCATTCCAAACTCCAAAGGTTTGTCCTTGAAAAATAAAGCCAAAGGAAAAAATAGAAGATCCTTTTTTCTTTTCTATAAAGTCATTATTTTTATCTAAAATTTTATTATTTATAGCGTATTCTTCGTAAGGTGTATCTTTAGAAATTTGTCCTATAAATGTTTTTTCACGTTCTTTTCTAAATTCTGAATCTTTAGCATATTGAACTAAAACATTATTATTCTTAAATAATTTAATATCCTTTTTTCCATAAGGCAAGCTCAAATTTAAAAAAGTAAATAGTGGAGAATATTCTAAACCTTCTACTGCATTTCCTAAAATAAATATTTTAACTTGATCAGATGTTTTATTTCTAAAAACTGAATCAAAAATTCCTAAAAGAATCATACCTTCATTTTGTAGGTAGTATCTTTTTTGACCTTTTTCTATTGGATACTCGTCTATTATAATAGTAGAAATTGAATTATAATTAGAAGATTTTAGATCTTGTGCTTCAGTCATTCTTTTAGCATAGCCGAAAAACCTCACCGTCGCAGTAGAATTTTCTATTTCTAGCTTTCAAAGTATGATTTGGATACTTTTCTTTAAAGTCTTGAAAAAACTCTTTAGGATTATCTTTAGAAGTTCCAGCTTCAAATACTTCTTTAATTTCATTTTCATAACGTCTTAGGTAAAGAAATTTTTTATTTCTTTTTATATATTCTTTAATAACGTAATCTTTAACGGAATAACTTTTACCATATCCGCCTTTCAGTAATTATAATATTAGCAGGTATATTATAAGAAATAACTTTATCAAGTGAATAAAATTTCATAATATAAATTCCTTTCAAAAATAAAAAAGCCAAAGAATAGAAGTTAATATTTCGGCCACCACGCCAATAGAAGAGGCTCTTCACCCTGGATTACTTCTATATAATAATATTATTACTTCTAACTTCGGCTAATTCTATGAAAAATAAAGAACTGATGAAATAAAAAGCTCTTTACTATTAAAGTATATATTAATACTTTAAAAAAGTCAATTGAAAAAATCGAAAAACTTTTTAAAAAACTTTTTGAAAAATTTTTTAAAAAATTATTGACATTATTTTTTAATAGTGCTAACATAGAGTTAACAAAGGAAAGGAGATAAAGCTATGAAAAGTAAAGAAATTGAAGTATTAACAAGTATTGGAAGAGAAGTAAGTAACAAAATGTTAAATGCAGTTCCAGGAAGTGAAGAGTACAAAATAGCTAAAAGTGAATTTAACTTAGTATTAAAAATTATGGACGAATTAGCGAAAGTTTAAAGAAGGGAGAAAAAAAACTATGAAAAAGAAAAGAATTGAATTTGAAAAAAGCGAGTTAATATTCTTACTCAATATTTTAGAAGATTTAGCTGATGATTTATACAAAGATGATTTAATGGACGAAGAAGAAAATCAAAAGAAAATTGAATACATAAGTAAAATATATAAAAAATTAAATGAAAAATTTCAGGAGATGTAATTATGGAAAGAAGTTTATATGATCAGGAGCTTTACGAAAGAAAGCTAATAAGAGAATTAAAAGAGATACTACACGAAATAAAAGAGAATAGAAAATGGAGAGAAACAATATCAGAAGTAATAGAGTTGATAGAAGGAGAATAAAAAATGTTTGATATTAGAAATACCTTAATAATTCAGGATTTAATAAAAGAATTAAAAGATAATAATCTAAATTATGAATCAACAATAAATAAAGTAATTAGAAATGGAGAAGTAACTTATTTAGAAATAAGGATAGCAGGTAAAGAAAATGATTAAATTAATAATTAATATAATAAAAGAAAAGCAAAAATTAAAATATTATAAAGTAAAATATAGGAGAAGATAAAATGAAAAAGATACTAAAGAAGATAATATATAGAGGTTGCCTAAAAGATTTATGTTTTTATAGTTTAGGAATGATAGTTCTACTATCTCCAGTAATAGCTAAATTTATAGCTGACTATACTATTTATAAGTTAGGAGTTTAAAAAATGAATGAAGAAGAAAAACAAGCAATTGAATATTTAAAAGCAAGGCTGTATGGAAATGAAGGCTGTTACTTAATTGATGTTGCACAAAGTGATTTGAGAATATTTTTGAATTTAGTAGAAAAACAACAAAAAGAAATAGAAGAAATAAAAAAAGAAAAAAGAATATTAATAGAAAAATATACAGATGTAGTAAATGAATGTGTAGAGAGAAATAATAAAATAGAATATTTGCAAAAGAGATTATATAGAAAAGGTGTTTTTAGTAAAGAAAAATTTGTTAGATTTTACCCAAAGCAATATCAAAATGAATACGTTAAAAATTGGGTTAATGAAAGCGATGGATTAACACCTAGAGAAATGGAAGAATTAGGCTATGATGTATTAGAAGAATGTTTAATATAATATGTTTAAAATAGAAGAATAAAGATGAATGAAGAAGAAAATCAAGCATTTAAAGCATTGCATTTTTTATAATTCAGAAGATTATGGAACTGAAGAATTAAAAAAATACATTAAAATTATTGTAAATTTAGTTAAAAAACAACAAAAGGAAATAAAAAAATCGAAAAAGGAGATTAAAAAATGGAGAATATAATAGCATATATTATAGCAGTTATGATAATTATAATTCCACTTTTGTTATTATCAGGTTTGATGATGTGGGGAGTTGGAGTTTTTGTAATTTGGGCTTTTAATTTAAAGTTAGTAATGACATATTGGCATGGTTTAGCAATTGCTCTTGTTTTATTTGCACTAGGTGGAATAAAAATTAATATAAAGGGAGAATAACAAATGAATTTAAAAGAAATATTAAATAAATTAAATAAAAAATATAATTTATTAATTGAAGGTGAAATGCCACTTCGAGGATTTTATAGATTCAAAATAAAATATGAATCTATAGAATTTTTTGTAACTTATACATATACTGGAATGGTAACTCCTGAAGATAATTTTAGGTTTATATGTAAAAAGATAGAAAATGGATTAATAGATTATTTTAAGAGGTGAAAAGATGTATATATATATTAATGAAGAAATTTTAAATTTAGATGATCTTTATCATATCACAAAAAACGAAAAAGAAAATATTATAAATTTCACATTTTTGAAAGAAGGTAAATCTTATCATTATAGTATAAGTTATGAAAATAATAAAATAGATCCAAATGCAAAGGAAACGGATTTACAAAAAGATTTTAAGAAATTAAAAAATAAATTATGTAGGAAAGAAGTAAAAAATGTTTAATAAAGATTTTATAGATTTTAATAGTAAAATTCCAGTAAATATTCAAGTATTTAAATTAAGTAATGGAAAATATACAGTAGAAAATGAAAAAGAAATAGAAGATTTAAGAAAAGAAAATAGAAGTAATTATTATAATGGAAAATTAACTACTAAAGAGTATTTAAAAAGACAATATGAAATTATAAATAAAATTAAAATAGAAGATGTAGTTATTTTTTCTTCTTCTGAAACATTACCATTTTAGTTTTTAACGTTTTTTGACGTACAATAGCTGGACTTTATAGCAAGTCGTTAAAGAAGCTAAATATTAAGTAGCTATGCTTTAAATAGCAGAAAGAGGAAATTATGGAAAATTTAGAAAATGAAGAACTAAACAATGAAGAAGTAGCTTTAACAAATGTACAAGACTTCGGAAGCTTACAAACACAAACTGACACAACAGCAGATATTTTTACAAACATTAAAGACAAAAAACAAATATTTAATTTAAATTCTAATGTAGACTTTTTATTAAATGACTGCGTAGGTGAAAAAATTAGAGTAAAAGATGTATTAATAAAAAGATACTTAAAGCCATTGAAAGAGCCAGTAGTAGATGATGTAACAGGAGAAATTATAAAAGATCATGAAATAACAATGTCAATAGTTTTAGTAGATACAGAAGGTAAAAGTTACGCTACAGGTTCAAAAGTATTTGGTATTCAAATTATGCAATATTTACAAATGTTTGCAACTAAAAATGGTTTTACACCTTTTGAAATTGAAATTATAAAAAAGTCTATTAAAGGCAGTTCTAATAAAGCTTTAGGATTTGAGCTAGTTTAATACTAGCTCTTCCTAAAAAGAAAGGATTTAATTAAAATGAATATTATATACCATAATATAGAAGAAAGTGAATTTTACGTTAATGTAGGCGATTTTAGGTTTTACTTTAGTTCAGAATTTAATCAAACAAGATTTAAGGAAAGATATATTAATTATATTAATAATGAAATATATAAATTAAAAGCACGTTATAATTTTAAAGATTTAAAAACTATAACTACTCTAAAAATGGCCTTAGTATTTACATTTTATAGAAAAATAGAAAACAGAGGATTTAGAGTATATAAACTAGGCGAAAGGATAAAAGAAAATGGCTAGGCAATATCCTATAAATTGGAAGCGTTCAGATTATGGACAATTAATAAAAGCTGTAAATAAATTCAATAAAGAAATAGAAAAATTAATGTATAATAACCCTGAAGCTAATATTCCAGAAAAATTAATATATAAAGATATAAAACAAAATATTTATACTAGGCGAGAATATAATAGAGTTATTAAAAGTTTAAATAGATTTAGTAATCCTAAAGAACAAGAAATAGTAAAAACTAGAGGTGGATATGAGCTTACACGTTGGCAAAGAAACGAAATAAATAGAGCAAAAAGAAGAGCAGAAAGAAGACTAGAAGGTGAACTTTATGACTTAGAATCACAAAGTACTTTTGGAACAGGAAACACTCGTTTAAATGAAATAAAAGCGACGTTAGAAAGTTACGATAGACTAGCTACTGCTAATCCTGAAGATTATAAAAGAATTTCAGGTTCAATTTTAAGACAAGGTGTAAGCGACTTTGAAATGAAACAAGCTTCTATTTTTCAAAAGAATTTTATTAAAGCTTATAAGAAAATGGGAAGGACACAAGTAGTTAATCTTGCTAAAAGATTTAAAAATCCTATGGACTTTTGGGAATTTATAAAAGATTCTAACTTTGCAGATATTCAAATGAAATATGACGAAGACGAAGGTTTAATTCAAATAGGTGAAGGTTCAAAAGATGATAATTATATTTACGATTTATTAAGACTTGTAGATCAAATGGAGTAAACATTATGAAAAGATATGTAGGAGATTTTGAAACGGCTACTTGGCTTGAGGACGAAACTTGGGTTTGGGCTTGGGCTGTAGCAGAAATAGGAAACGAGGATAATATTATAATAGATAATAATATTTCCTCGTTTTTTAATTTTTGTCAAAAAGAAAATAATCCTGTAATCTATTTTCATAACTTAAAATTTGATGGTTCTTTTATTGTTTCATATCTTTTAGAAAATGGATTTTCTCCTATAATAGATAAAAAGAAGCGAGCAGATAAAACTTTTACTTGCCTTATTTCAGATATGGGTATTTGGTACTCTATAGAAATTTATTTTAAGGTAGAAAAGAAAAAAGTAAAAAAAGTTACTATTTACGATTCACTTAAAATTATTCCAATGCCTGTAGCAGATATTCCTAGAAGCTTTGGAATTGAAGAACATAAACTTGAAATTGATTATAATAAACCTCGAGCTAAAAATCATATATTAACTGAAGAAGAAAAAGATTATATTAAAAACGATGTAGTAATAGTAGCTAAGGCTATTAATATATTATTTAAAGAAAAATTAAATAAAATGACAACTGGATCTAATGCACTTAATAATTTTAAAGAAATAATAACTAAACAAAGATTTAATCATTATTTCCCTGAACTTACACCTGAAGCAGACGCAGATATAAGAAAAGCTTATAAAGGTCGGCTTTACATATTTAAATCCAGCTTATGAAAATAAAATAGTAGGAGAAGGTGTAGTATTAGATGTAAATAGTCTGTATCCGTCCGTTTTATATGATAGGTTACTTCCCTACGGTGAAGGCGTATTTTTTGAAGGTGAATATAAAGAAGATAAAGTTTATCCATTATATATTCAGAGTCTAACTTGTAGCTTTGAATTAAAGCCTAATAAAATTCCTACTATACAACTTAAAGCTAAAGATTATAAATGGGAATTTATGCCTAATGAATACGTAACTTCTTCAAAAGGACTTATTATAAATCTAGTATTATCTAATGTAGATTTAAAATTATTTTTTGAAAATTATAAAGTAGAAGATTTAAAATTTCTAAATGGTTGGAAATTCAAAGGAATGAAGGGTTTATTTACTGATTATATAGATAAATGGATTAAAGTAAAAATAGAAGCTACAAAAAATAAAAATAAAGGAATGAGAACTTTAGCTAAGCTTATGCTTAATTCTTTATATGGAAAATTTGCAACTTCTTTAGACAATAAAGTAAAAGTTCCTCAATTAAATGAAGAAGGCGTAGTAGAATATAAATTAGCAGAAGGAAAAGATAAAAAAGGATTATATATTCCAATGCGGAGTATTTGTTACAGCTTACGCTAGAGAAGTAACAATAAGAACTTCAGGAGCTATTAAAGAATATACTATAAATAAATATGGAAAAGATTTATATTGTTACTCAGATACTGATTCAATTCATACATTACTTAATATAGAAGAATTAAAAAAATTTTGCGAAATTGACGATGTAGCCTTAGGAAAATGGAAACACGAAAGCTCATTTACTGAAGCTAAATTTGTAAGGCAAAAGTGCTATGTAGAAAAATTCGGAAATGAATATAATATAACTTGTGCAGGAATGCCTAAAAAATGTATGTATAAGAAAAAAGGATCTGATGATTTATTTTATAAAGTAGAAGAAATACAAAGAAACGGCGATTATAAAGAAGTAGAAAGAAAATTTAATATAAAAAACTTTGAAGTAGGTTTTAAATGTAATGGGAAACTCGCATATAAACACGTTAAAGGCGGAGTTATTTTAGTTCCTACTGAATTTACATTAAAGAAGAATATATCACTTTTTAGAAATTAATGTTATAATAATTAAAAAAGAAAAAAGAGGTTTAATTATGATAGAAAATTATTTAAAAATTTTATTAAATACTAAATATTTTAAGCTTTTACTTGTATTTATTGCTTTTGATATATTCTTTGGAGTACTACGTGCAATTAAAGAAAGAAAATTTAATTCTTGTATAGGAATAAACGGTTTAATTAGAAAAACTCGGAATGATAGCGTCTTCTGTATTTTTGTTTTGTATAGATAATCTACTTCAGTTTAATTTTATAGGATTTATTCCTGAAATAATAAGAACTACAATTAAAATAAACTTTATAGGAATAGGCGGTTTATTTTCAATACTATTTATAGTTTTTGAATCTTTAAGTATATTAAAAAATATGTATTTATGTAATTTACCAATACCAAAGAAATTGCATAACTTTTTAACAAAAGTATTAAAAGAATTTACACAAGAAATTGAAGAAGATAAAGGAGAAAAAAATAATGGGAACTAGTCAAAAAGGAATTGATTTAATTAAAAAATGGGAAGGATTTCATTATATAGCTTATTTAGATCCAGTTGGAGTATGGACTATTGGTTATGGTACAACTAACGCAGATTTTAATATAACAAATGTAAGAATAAAACAAGGGCTTTATATTTCTCAAAGTTTAGCTGAAAAATGGCTTAAACTTTCACTTACCCAAAAATATGAGCCTTTAGTTAATAAGTATAATAAAATATATAAATTTACTCAAAATGAATTTGACGCTTTAGTAAGCTTTTGTTATAACATAGGCTCAATAGACCAATTAACAAAAAATGGAACTAGAACTAAAGAAGAAATAAAAGCTCACTGGCTCGCTTATTCTAATGCAGGTGGAAAACAATTACAAGGTCTATTAAATAGAAGAAAAGATGAACTAAAACTATTTAATAGTAATTCAGCTCCAGCTCCTACTCCAGCTCCTGATATAGAAAAGATAGCTCACGAAGTAATAGCTGGAAAATATGGTAACGGAGAAGCAAGAAAAAAAGCTTTAGGCTCTCTTTATAGTGTAGTACAAGCTAAAGTAAATGAAATATTAAAAGGAAATAATACTTCTATTTATTATACTGTAGTAAAAGGTGATAATTTAACTAAGATAGCTAAAAAATATGGTGTAACTATAAAATATTTAAAAGATTTAAATAATATACCAAACGCAAATTTAATATATGTAGGACAAAAAATAAAAATTAAGTAGGGGGTATTATGGCAGAAGTAACAATTAATAATTCGCCAGTTCATAGCGACACAATAATTACTGCTTTATATGGTGAAACAGGTTCTTCTTGGAGTGGAATCCATACTGGTTCAGATTTTGCACCTTATGGAAGTACGCCTGCTAATCCTGATTTATATTCAGTATGTAGTGGAGTAGTAGTAAATGTAATAGATTATGATCCAATTATAGATCAAGCTTTAGGAAATCAAGTAGTAATTCAAGACAGTAACACTGGTTACTATTGGCGTTATTGTCATATGACTACGCCTTCACCTTTAGCAATAGGACAAACGGTTGATACTAATACTAAAGTAGGAGTAATGGGACAAACAGGAAATGCCTTTGGAATTCATTTACACTTAGAATATTCAAGCGTTAGCTACTGGGATACAACTCGAACTAAATTTTTTAATCCATTAATAGAACTTGGAATTCCTAATGAAAGAGGAACTATAGTACACTTTGACGGAACTACACCGCCTACTCCAGTAGATACACCAAAGAAAAAGAAGGGCTGGAAATGGCAAATTTTCCACAGATGTAAATATTTATAATTGACATAAAAGCAAATTTAAAATATAATTAGAAAGGAAAAAAGAATATGAAAAACGAAGAATTTAAAAAAGTAATAGAGGGAATTCAGAATAAACTTGGAAAAGAAAATTCAGGCGTTATTGCTGACGATTTAGGAACTTTAATTTCTGATAATATAACAATGAATAAAACAATTACTGAAAAAGATAATATTATACAAGAAAAAGAAGACTTGAATCAGAAGCTAGTTTTCGCCAATTCTTCACTATTACAACAAGTAGGTGTACCTGCTGACAATACAGACGAAAACAAAAAAAGCTCAGGCAAGAGCGAAGAGAAAAAAACGATCTCTTGGAGCGACTGCTTCGACAAGAAGGGAAACTTCATAAGATAAAATTTAAAAAGAAAGGAATTTAAAATTATGTTACCTCAAGGACTTAAAAATTCTCTTAATAAAATTAGAGAAATTTCAAGCGATATCTATCATCAATATATACCAATATTAGAAGATGATACTGATATTTCTACTTTTGCTACTCCTATTCTAAACGTTCCAGAAGTATATAATGAATTCTGTAATGCTTTAGTTAATAGAATAGTTTATACTCAAGTTAATACTAAAACATTTAATAATCCACTAAGAGGATTAGAAGGCTCTGTAATGCCTTTAGGTTATGCTGGTCAAGAAATTTATGTAAATCCAGCAAAAGGACGTCAATATAATGTAAATGACTTTGCAGGAATTCTTCAAAAATATGAAGCAGATGTTAAAGTTCAATACTTAGTAAAAAATATGGATATCCAATATCCTTTAACTGTAGTTAGAACTAAATTAAAAGAAGCTTTTGTATCTTGGGAAAACTTAGATTCATTTATTACAGGATTAACAAACTCATTATATAATGGAATGTATATAGATGAATTTAAATATACTAAAGCTTTAGTTAGTTCAGCTTATAAAGGAAATTTAGTACAAGTTGAAACTATATCAGCTCCTACAACTTCTAAGGATTTAGCAGAAGCATTTACAATTAAAGCAAGGGAATTATTCTTGAATTTCCAAATGCCTTCAACTCAATATAATGCTTGGGCTAAAGTAGGTGGAGCTGGAAAGCCTATAACAACTTGGTCAGATCCTGAAGATATAATTATAATGATTAGAAATGATGTAAGAGCATATATGGACGTTACAGTTCTAGCTAATGCTTTCCAAATTGATAAAGCAACACTTTTAGGAAATATCTATGCTGTAGATAATTTCGATGTTTACGATGATGAAGGAAATAAGATTTTTGACGGCTCTAATATCTTTGGTATGATAGCAGATCGTAATTGGTTTAAAATTAAACCTATTGATCAATTTATGGAAAATGGTTACAATGCTAATAATAGAGCTATGCAATATTTCTTAAATAATATTAAAATGTATGAATTCTCATTATTTGCTAATGCTAAAGTTTTCGCAACAGCAGAAGCTACAGTAAATCCAACTGCTATTCAATTTAGAAAAGACGGACAAATTATAACTACTTTAGCAGTAGGAGATACACCTCAAGACGTTGAAATCGTTACTACTCCATTTAGTGCTAATGCTTCTATTACAGTAGCTTCTAGTGCAACTGGAAAAGCTACAGTAGCTAAAAAGACAGGCGAAAATAAATTAATTACTATTACTGGTGTAGCTGACGGTTCATCAAATATTACTGCAACCGTTGGAAATGTTACAGGAACTTTAGCAGTAACTGTAGATGTTACTTAATTTTAATAGCCTCCTACAATCCAAAAATAACCTATCTGATAGGAAGGAAGAAATTTAACTTCCTTCCTATTTTTTAATATATAAGAAAGGAATTAAAACTATGGTAATAGCACCAAATACAACTATAAAATTTGTTAATGTTCCTATTGAAATAGATAATAAAAATCAAATAAATTTTACTTCTAAGCAAGCTCAATTAAATTACTTTAATTCTATTCCTAATATTATTACTATTACAAATTGTACTTATCAAAGAAAAGACGGCTACGTTAGAGTTCCTCGTTCTTTTGATACTATGCAAACATATAACTATTGCTTCTATCAAAATACTTCACATAGTGAAAAATGGTTTTTTGCTTTTGTTGAAAATATAGAATATTTAAATGAAGAATGTACTAAAGTATATATTAAAACTGATGTTTGGCAAACTTACCAATTTGATATTACTTTTAAAAGATGTTTTGTAGAACGTGAACACGTTAATAACGACACAGTAGGCCTTCATACTTTACCTGAAAATGTAGAACTAGGTGAATATATTTGTAACCAACATACAAAAGATACTACTATGGATTCTTACGCTACTGATTTATGTTATATAATGGCTTCTACTTCTGAGCCAGTAACAGGAGAAGCCAAAGATACTGTAGCTGGTTCTTCTATTTATAATGGAATATATACAGGACTTAAATATTATAGATATGATGTAAAAGGAGCAATAGATACTATTTTAGAATTATTCGCAAATTCTGGAAAAACTGACGCAATAAATGGAGTTTTTATGGCTCCTAAATGGTTAGCACCTTATTATCCTCAAGGTGAAGATCCAGGATATACTTATAGAGAAGTTTATTATAGTAATAATGAAGCTTCATTTAATACCGCAGCACCACGTATGAATACACTTAATGGATATACTCCAGTTAATAAGAAATTACTTACTTTTCCTTATTGTTATTTATTAGTAAGTAATAATATAGGACAAAATGCTATTTTACATTATGAAAAATTTACTAATCAACAAGTATGTACTTTTGCAGTACGTGGAGTTTTGAATCCTGGGTGTAGTATTCATATTGTACCAACTAATTATAACGGCTCTACACTTTCAGAAATAGACGCTATAACATTAGGAAAATTCCCTATATGTAATTTTCAAAATGATATGTATACAAATTGGCTAACTCAAAACTCAATTAATATAGCAGGAGCTACTATTACTTCTGATGATATTAATATTACTTCTTCAGCTATTGGTGGAGTAGCTGGTATGATTACAGGAGCTAAAACTGGAAACGTACTAGGAGCGGGACTTTCTGCAGTTAGTGGCGCTCAAGGAATAGCTGGCGCTATTATGCAAAAGAAACAACATAATATGATACCACCTACTGTAAGCGGTTCTTTAAATAGTGCTGACGTTAACGTAGCTTCAGGAAATAATACTTTTCATTATTATAATATGAGTATAAAACAAGAATACGCTAAAATTATTGACGACTTCTTTAGTATGTATGGCTATCAAGTAAACTCTTTGAAACTTCCTAATATAACAGGGCGTACTAACTGGAATTATGTAAAAACTTTAGAATGTAATATAGTAGGCTCTCTTCCTGAAAGTGGAGTAGAAGAACTTAAAGAAATATTTAATAACGGCGTTACTATTTGGCATAATCCAGCAACTTTTTTAGATTATTCACAAAGTAATAGTATAGTTTAAATTTATTTGATATAATTAAAATGTAAATTTAAAGAAAGGAGAAATAAATATGGCTAAAAATAAAAAGCCAGTTTTAAGAACTGCTAACTCTCAATATATAGAAACTGAAGCTTTAAATAACTTAACTTTTACTTACTACTTAAGATGTTTTAAAAAACTTTGTCTTTCTATGTTTGAATGGGTTGACTTGCCTAAAGGAATAGATCCTCGATTTTTAGAAGAAGTTTTATATTACAACGGAATGGCCACTTTACTTTATACTGAAAAATACGGCTATATTAATACAGCTTCTACGCCTTCTGGAAACTTAAATATTTATGGACTTCCAACTAAAATTAATTGCTTTAGTTATGGTTTTTCAGAAATAAGAAATTTATATACAGGCTTAGCTTCAGAAGACGCAAAGAAAAAAGACTGTATTCTAGTTTTAAATTGTCAAGATAAAGAATCTACTTTCTGTTCTATGGAAACCTTCGCTTATCGTATGTATAAAGCGGAACGCTCAGCAGATATTAACGTGAATGCTACTAAGTCACCAATAGTTATTTTAGCTGATGAAAAAACAAAACTAAGTATGATTAACGCATATAGCAAATATGACGGAAACGAGCCAGTAATTGTAGGTAAAAAAGGACAATTTAATTTAGACGATATTAACTCAATAGATACTAGAGCTGAATTTATAGCAGATAAACTTCAAGATTATAAAAAAGGAATTTGGAATGAATTATTAACCTTCTTAGGAATTAATAATTTAAATGAGAAAAAAGAAAGAATGGTAACTGAAGAAACTAATCAAAATAATGAAGTGATAAATTTAAATTTACAGTCTTTCTTAATTCCACGCAAAGAAGCTTGTAAACAATTTAATGAGTTATTCAATACTAACATAAATGTAAGAGTTAGATCTGATTTAGCAAATACTATAAAAAGAATGGAAAGTATAGTAACTGATTATGCACCTACTGAAACTGAAGGCGAGGTGGTAGAAAATGATAGTAAATAATTATACAATGACACTTTATGAAATTATTAATAACTTCTATACACGTGAAGAAGTCGAAGGCTGGTTTAAAGATTATGAACTTTCTGACTACTTAACTACTGAGCAAATACAAACTATTACAAATAATGGACTTTGGACTAAAGATAAACTTGCTAAAAAAATAGTAGACCACTTCTTAACCGAAGAAATAGGTTTTGAAACTATGGGCTTATTTAGGCAAAAAGTCAAAATTACTATGCAAGAAATAATGGAATCTAAACTTCCTTTAATTTATTCTAGAGCTATTGAATATGATCCTTTAGTAAATGTTGATTTTACTGAAACTATGGAAAGAAGCGTAACTAATGAAGGTCAAAGTTCTAGTAACTCTTCAGGCCTTGCCGTTAATTCTGATACACCTCAAGGACAAATTAGTAAAGCTAATATTTTAGCTGGAAATTATGCTTCTTCTACTTCTGCTTCTGAAGGTGAAGCAACAGGAAGTAGTAATAATGAAATGGGCGAAGAGTACACTAAAAGAGTAAAAGGAAATTCAGGTGTAAGTGCTACAGCTCAAAAAATGGTAGAACAATTTAGAGATAATATAAGGGCTATAGATTATGAAATAATAAAAGAATTAGAGCCTTTATTTATGATAATATATTAATAGAAAGGAAATATTAAAATGAGTGAAAATATAACAAATAATCCTTCAGTACCTTCTCAAATAGTATCTGAAGTAAAATTTCCACGTTTTATAAATAACTTAGGAATTATTCCTACAAGCTATAAAGATTCTATGGATTACTACGAAAATTTAGCTTGGCTTTGTAAATATTTAGAAGAAACTGTAATTCCTACAGTAAATCAAAATGGTCAAGCAGTACAAGAACTACAAGGCCTTTATATTCAGCTTCAAGAATATATAGTTCACTACTTCGATAATTTAGACGTGCAAGAAGAAATAAATAATAAACTAGATAAAATGGCACAAAATGGAACACTTAGAGAAATAATGGCGCCTTACTTTGTAAGTGTTGAAAATCAATATAATCAAGCAAATACTTTATATACTAATCTTTATTCTCAAACGAATAGCGAATTAGAAGCTTTAGAAAATCAAGTAACTTCAATTGTTGCAAATAGTCAAAGTACAGAAGGAAATAGCGAACTAATCGACATTAGAACGGCTTATAACGGAGTACTTTATCCAACTGCTGGAGCAAGTGTTAGAACTCAAGTATCAAATTTAAACAATGAAAATGAAAATACAATTTCAAAAAGTGCTTTAAATGTTGAAACTACTAACTTCGGATTATTTAATTATACTGCTACACAATTTGCAGGAGCTGATATTACTAAAAGGTGGGGCTTTAATCAAATTATAGAAAAAAATAGCGGAATTAGAAGTATTACAATAGCTCAAAGAATGACTGAACAAACTAATCTTTTACTAGAGTTTTGGAAAATTAACGATACTACAGGAGCTATTACTAGAACCGGAACTAAAACTATTTATATCCCTGCTAAAGTAAATTCAAATGTTAATCACGAATGGAAAAGAATACCAATTGAATTTTTCGCAAGTGACGGAAATTACTATATAACTTTTACAGTGTCTACTCTTCGTTGGTTAGACTTTTCAACAGACGCTAATATTTCAAGCGATTATAGAGCATTGTCACTTCCTAATACAAGTGATACAAGTTTTACAGCTTCTCAAATATCAATTGCTGGAAGTGCTAAATTATTAGCTGGTATGGTAATTGAAAAAGTAGGGTATGATTTACTTTCAAGAAATTTTACTATTGTAGATATTAACGGAAATGGTGATTATACTTCACCTATTGACGCAGTAAACAATGCTTCAGACGGTGATACTATTTTAATTATGCCTGGTACTTATATAGTACCAAACGGACAAATGGTTAATATGTCACCTAAAGAATTAAATCTTATTGGTGTAAATAAATATGAATGTATTATAAAATCTTATGACGGCCGTTACGATTATGCACCAATTTGGGCAAGTTGCGGTTCAATTAGAAATCTAACTGTATCTAATGAATATTCTAGTACTGCTTCAGCTTTACAAGATGAATCAGACCGTGGTGGATATGCTATACATATTGAAAGAGAATACGGAAAAGACCACCAAATGCTAGTAGATAATTGTATTTGTATTAGTGATTTTTCAAGCGCTATTGGTTGCGGACTTCGTAAAAACAATGTTACAGAAATTTCAAATTGTGAACTTACATTCGTAAAGCATGAAGGAATAGGTGATTCAAATTATGGAGCTTTATTTATTCACGATAGCGCAGGAGAACAAGGAAATTCAACTATAAAATTAAAAAATAATATTATTACTTCAACAGCTGGCCAATGTTTTAGATTATCTCAAAGTATTGGTGGAGATAATAACGTAAAATGTATTTTTGAAAATAATACTTTATATGATACAACTAACATATATACAGGTACTGTAACACTTGTTAATGATCCTTTTAATACTTCTTCAGGAGTATTTCATAAAGTTCCTTCTTGTAGACTTAACAATAATGATTTAATAAATTATTAGTCCACGTGGAACACTCTAGTAATATATAGTAACACGTAGTAATATGTAATACCCCTCAGCGTTACGAGGTTACGTTTTAAGACGCTTACAGAAGAGGTGCGATACAT